CGCTCCACCAGTAGCGAAGCTTCATCAATTCTGGGTTTGTGAACAAGGAAGACAAGGTAGAAATATGAATTATTGGGGGTATTCAAAAGAAGAAGCACTCAAGAAAGCTAAACTTAATAACCCCAACGCTTCAATACTCTGGAAAAAAGAACTATGACAACTGCCTCAGTAACTCCCAAGTATAAGATCCATGATCAAGTTAATAAGAAGAGAAACACAGGAGTATTCCTTAGAACAGAATCCAATAGAGGAACCATTATCAAGGTTATAGAGAAGTACAACAAAAGAGATCGAATTTGTTACTACTACGAGGTTAAATGGCCCGATGGCAGAAGGTCAGAACACGCACAACACATATTAGTTCCAGCACCATAAATGATTAACAAAATTCAAGCTGCGTGTCCTAAGTGCGCTGAAGCTAGGACTAGAGTTGTGCTCACTAAACGTGCCAAGGATGGGATAACCATTAGACGAAGATGCTGCATTAGTTGTGACCATCGTTGGTATTCCATTCAGTATCCAGAAGTACCTGTTAAGGAAGGCGAAGTTAAATGGATAAAAACAGGATCTAACGCAACCTTTATACCCTCCGCATGAAACTATGGAATTTAAAGACAACGAAGGTACTAAGAAGCAGAAAAGAACCTATGGCCCTATGGGGTTGAGCGAGCTAAGACTTAGGGCACTTATACAGGACAACGAGCAGACCTTAGTGACTATGGGTCAGGTATGTGAAGCACTCGTAGATTTTTACGAATTTCTAAAAACTCAAGGTTATACAGATGAAGACTGTTACCTAGCAGCAAAAAGATTATGTATGCTCAACCTGGGACGTTATATGGAAGAAGATACTGATTACAATGAGTACATAGTTAATAACCACTACAACTAAAGATCAAGTACCTTTCTTAGCCAATTTTTAAACGTAGGTTGTCTTACAGGATTTTCCAGGCAAGCAATCTTAGCTTTGCCTTTTGCTATTTCTGTTAAACAATTAGCAATGAATTGTGATTGATGAAAGTGGTTTCTTTCTACTGCTTCGCAGTGTCTTATGAGTTGTTCTTTGGATGCTCCTTCTGTTAGCCAACGTATCTTTTTCTCTAACTCTAATTCTTGTTCTACTGTTGGAGGTTCCATTAGTTGATCTAACAGAACAAATTGTTCATCCAAGTTCTCCATCTAATTCTTTCCTTTTAGCTGCTAATCCAGTGTAGATACCGTGCATAGGATTGTCAGGTAGGTGACGACCATCAAGAACGTACCAACGCTCCATGTTCAACATTCTTTGACGGTCTTCTTCCAACCATTCTGGTTTGTAGAAACTCATTGTAATTTAGTAGTGGAACTAGGGTATAACCTTGACTGAAGGAAATTTACAGCCTCGTCATCAAGTGTATTTGTAGTCTGTTTTGCTGCTGATCTCAATAGATCCAGTAACAATTTTTTACCTGTTTCGCTACGCAAAAAAGCATAAAGAAGAGGTAGAAAAGGTTTAGCTAGTTTTCTCATAATTAGACTTACTCTTCACAATCTTATATATAACAGCTACATTTGGCTTGTGATCCCCATCACAACTTCAGAACCTCCCTAGATTTGCACAGAAGGGGAGGTTTTGTCGTTTAAGCCGATACTCAACTTACCAAGATCATGGAGCAAAAAACTACTTTATGTTTTTGTTCACACTGCCTTGAAATAAGACGACAACAAGCAAGGTTAAAAGAGTTGAATAAGAGCAAAAAAGTCGCTAAGTTATCTGTGTAGTTTACTAATCATGCAAGTAAATTATTAAACACGCAGTGGGATGCGATGTTAGTCAGAACCCCTTAGTTTCTTAGAGGACACTAGGGGGTTTTGCTATTAGACGCTATAAGCAATAACTGATCCAGCACTTGTCTGAGTGATACTAGTGAAGATTCCTTCTATTTCTGTACCTGCTTTTAAAGCAATTCCAGAAACAGTTGTCGTTCCATTTTTAGTGACGTTTGGAGAAACCAAAGTAACTGTTGAATCTGTTAAGCAAGTGATCTTCGCAAATTTGCCCGTATGAGCAGCAGTGTCGGTGATGATGTTTGCACCTGGAAAGCTAGAAATTCCCATTGGTTTGAATCCGTTTAATTACTACGTTACATGACTCACTTATTCTAAGACCTGTCACCAATCTTTCATGTATTCACTTCCTTTTCTCCCAGTGCTTTACTAAAGCTTCTAATTCTTTAATTCTGGCTTTAGCCCTAGCTATCTGTTCCTCCATCCTTGGGGATCTCTGTTGGTTACTTCTAATCTAGCAATATCCTTATCTATAGAGTTCAAACGTGAGAAAATTTCACGAATATCTCCCTGCCTTCTACTGGAACGATTAGCTAATACCATTAACGCTCCAGAGACAGCAGCCCCTATAAGAGCTGCGAGTAGTTCTTGAGGCATAATTTACAGTTTAGGAGTAATCTTAGACTATTGTTTCTATTTTTCTATGTCTGAAGAACAAAAAGCAAAAGCCAAGCCTGACAAGAAAGGGCCAATTGGCAAACTAAAAGACATTGCTGAAGATAAAGAAGAACAGCTCCAAATCATAGGTGTAGCAGTGCGTTTGGGCGTTGTCATTTGGTCTGGATTTATCGTAACTTTAAACTATATAACTATTCCAGGCTACAGTTCTGATCCTAAAGATATAACTTTTCCTGCAAGTTTGCTAACTGGAGCCTTGGCTTCGTTTGGTTTAGAGGGTGGGAAGAAGCGTGGTGATGGAACATATAAATCAGAAGACGAAAAGCCTATGAATAAAAAAGAGATACAGGCAATGTTAAGTGAGCAATCTGGTTCGTTCCAAACCATAAGAATTGAAACTCCTATTAAACTAGTTCCACAAGAACCTAAGATTGACCCCATCACAGGGAAAAAAGTCGATCCACAATCAGGCAAGCTTACATGAAAAAACTTTTCTTACTACTCCTTCTAGCGTCTCCTGCTAGTGCAGATATGACGCATAACATCACAACTTCAACTCAGTTGACAGTTAATGGAGCCTACACGGACTCAAATCGTGTGGGCAGTACTTACGCAGTCTCAGGTTCCAATATAAAAGTTGCGACTGATGCTCATTTTGGAAAGCTAACTGCGGGTACTGCTACAACAGCAGCAACACTTGATGTTGGAGCATATGACGTAAATACTGCAGGTGCTAGCTTTTCGTTCTCGGAAAGCTGGAATCAAGGAGATGCTGTAAATGCCATAGGATCAGGTGTTGATGTTACTTCAGGTGTGGTGGCTGACATGCCAGCTTACGGTGAAGTTTTAACGATGTCTGGTGGAGTTGCAGGAACCCTTGCTGGAACAATTACTTCGGCTGGAGTTGTAACTTTAACTGCTGGAGGGGCGAATACTTCGGCAGTGGGTTCAGTGGTTACAAGTCTGACCGTTAAGTAGATAAATGAAGAGGTATTTACCATTATTATTAATATTAAATACCCCTTATACTCTAGCTGTGCCAGTTGTTCCTAACTTTTCTTCAGGTACGATGTCGGCAGTTACACGCACCACACAAAATGTTACTGAAACTATCGTCTCTACTGATTTCAATACTGGGCATACTTATTCGATCAATGGAACGAATATTGCTATTGATGGTGCGACCCTTGCACCGCCGCCCTCTGAAGTTGTCGAAACGATTAACGGAGTAAGTTATACATGGACAGGTGCAGACCTAACAAACAAACCAAACGTCACGATTGCGAACCCAGGTCAGTCGTTTCAATATGTAGAAAGTTACATTGGACCTTCGCTTCAAAATATAACAACAATCAATCGAACAACAGTCCTAGAAAGTGTTACCGAAACAACCTCAGTCTTCTCGCAATAATATTATTTAGTGGATCAAGTGCGTTAGCTAATACATCACAAACAGCAGCACCAGTAGCCAATACCAGTGCCTCACTTACGAATATGGCAATACAAACTTTGCAGGGAAATTTAATACAGAACCAATACGGTGGTGGAGTGGTTTGTCAGG